CAGCGACCGAGCAAAGGCGCCAGGAGCAATCGTCTCGGTGAAGGGCAGGGGCTCGCTCGGGGAGTTGAACACGGCCGCGTATCCCTCGAAGCTCATACCTTCGGGGGCTTCGCGGACCTCAAGGTCGTCGACCGTGAAAGTGCGGGTCTCCATGCCTGTCATGCTTCGTCCTTCTTCCTCGCGGATACGCTCGGCCTCGCGCTCAAGCCAGCGCCTCGCCGGTCCAGGGTCCGTCGGGTCAATGCCCCATAGGTAATGAGCCACGGCGCCCGCGCCGGGATAGTCGGGGTGGTTGCCGTCGCTGTTCTGCGGCGCCTCAAGGTCGACCGCGTGCCGGGCCGCCCAAGCATTCGCCCGAATGACCTTGTCGTCGGACATTTGCCCGTCAGCGATCTGACGGGCCTCTCGGATGGTGCGATCCGCCAGGCCGTCCCCGCCATAGCCGTCGGCTCGGAAGGCCAGCCCCTTGCGGGCTGCGGACGCCATGTAGCCGGGGACCTCGGGCACGTCAGACCTGGGCGTTCTCGGCCGGCTGCAACTGGTTAGACGCCAGGCCCGTGTGCGGCATTGCTGGCAGCCCGAGCGCCGACAGCACAGCTGCGGGCTCGTAGCCAGACTGGACAAGTTTCGCGGCCATCTCGACGCGCTCGCGCTCCTCAACGATCCCCGCAGAAGCGACGGCGATGTTGGCAAGCGGGACCCGCGGGTTGTCGCCGCCGTCAACCGGGCGAAGATCCATGAGACCGCGTGCCTCGTTGACGCTCATGTACCCGGCCTGCAACGCCGTTGAGAACACCTGTGCCTGCGTAGCCGAGTCGCCCCGGAGAAGGCCGTCCATGTTCACGCGCAGGAACACGTCGCCAGGGAGCAGCCGGTTGTGGGCCTCCTCGATGGCGGCGATCAGCGGGGTGAGCGAGTAGCGGGTGAACTGGATGGCATTGGCCTCAACAGATGCGTAGCTTTGCGTCCCAGGGGCGGTAAGGCCGATCATGTGCGGCGGAACACGGAAGACGCGCGCCACTTCCTCAACGGCAAACATGCGGCTCTGGAGCATCTGAGCCTGCTCGCCATCCGAGCCCGTCTTCACAAACTTCGCGCCACCCGACAACACACCCGGCCGGTGAGCCTTCTTCAGCCCCTTGTGCCCAGCCTCAAAAGCGTCGACCAGATCCTTGGCCTGCTCCTGCGTCAGGTTGCCAGGGAACTCGATCATCCCCGAGGTGTTGGCACCGTTGGAGAAGTAGCGCGACGCGAACTCATCAAGCGCCTTCGCCAAGCCGAGCGTCTGCTTCAGCTCGTCCACCCGGCTGACGCCCTTGAGCGAGCCAGGGCGGCGCATTTCCGGGATGTAGAGCACGTCCTCGCCGGGCAGAATCGCCTGGCCGCCGTCAATGACGAACTCGCGCAGGCGCGTCTCGCGGTTCCGGCGAATGTCCACGCGCGTCGGGTCAAGCGGCTGCAACGCCACGATCTCGCCGTTGCCGTTGCGGAGGATCTGCACCACCGCGCCATGCGACAGCAGCATGGACACGACGATCTGCTTGTAATACTCGATCCGGCTGGAGCCGGGGCCCTCGGGCTCGTACACCCAGGCCGGCCGCGGCCGGTAGGGGAGCCGGTTGCCGTCGCGGCGGATGAACGTGTCCACCGGCAGAGTCGAGATCGTGTCTGAGAGCAGCCGCACGCAAGCGTAGGCCGCACCAATTTCGAGGGCGTTCTTCTGGTTGACAACCGTGCCCGCCCAGGTAGCGAAGCCCGAGACGTCAATGCCGGAGCCCCACACCTGCTGGTAGGAGAGGTTTCGCTCCTCCATCGGCTGACCGCCGAACAAGTTTGCGAGCATTAGAGGCCTCTCTCAAGCGCGACACCGAAAGCCAGCCCGCAGATGCCAGCGACAACGAAACCGAGCCAAGGCGCCACAAGGGCGCACCCGACAATGAGCGCAGCGCAGCCAGCGATCTGCAAAGCGAGGGCGATGCGCATAGACGCTCCTAAACGGAAAAGAAACTGGCGACAGGTGCTTCGGGCTCCGCCTCGCGGCGATGGGTAGCCCGGTCAAAAGCGATGATGGCCGCAACTGCGGCGTCAATCTTGCGAGGAGAGCCGCGGTGTTCCTTGACTACCCGCGGCCCTTTTTGGTCGGTCTTGATGACGCAGTTGTCCAGGTGGCGGGCAAGAGCGGGAGCATGATCGTGCGCGACCTGGCCTGATACCACCGCGTCAAAGAACTTGGCCGTTGATGGGACCATGCGAGCTGGGCTGCTTGATGGGTACTCAGTAATCGGAACCCCGGCCTCGGCCAGCGCCTCCATTGACCGCTGCCAGCGGTACGGGTCGCACGCAACCTCAACCACATTGAGCCGGCCGCACGTCTCCAAGATCCGAGCCTCAACGCCGCCAATGTCCACCCGCCAGTCGTCACGGTCGGTGGGCTGCTTCTCCCACATATCGACCAGCCAGACGCGCGGGGTCTCCTCAATCGTCACGCCGACAATCGCGGTCGTGTCACCCGAGAACGAACCGTCAAAGCCGAGCACGACCGGGGTGCCGTCATCCACTGGCGACATCTCCGGCAGCTCGTCCCAAGAGCCGTGCGGCAGCCAAGCCTGCTGCGAGGACACGAACACGTTGGTGCGCTTGGTGCGGAACTCCGCCTCCGGGGTCCGCTTCACCGAGGACTCAAAGTCCTCGGGGTCTTGGATGTCGCCGTAGCCAGGGTTGGCGATCTGCCAGTTCTTTGGGTCGCGGTGGTCGCAGTCCGGGTCGGCCTGCCACCAAGCGCCGAAGAACGACGGGTCCTCGACCTCGCCGGCCGCGACCCGCTGGGCGTACTGGTACAGGCCGTAACAGACAGAGTCTTGGCCGGTGGAGTCCGTGCGCACGCCGGCGGTCGTGATAGCCAGCGTCAAGGCGTCATAGCGCGCGGCCTGGGCCAGCGTCATTACGTCCCAAAGTTCACGGTTGGGCGCGGCGTGCAGCTCGTCATAAACGACCAGAGTCGGCGACAGGCCTTCCTTAGTAAAGGCCTCAGAGGAGAGCACCCGGTACACCGAGCCCGTCGCCGGGATCTCGATAGCGTCCCGATACAACTTTGCCTGCTCGGCAAGCTCAGGCGACATCTCCACCATTTGCTTTGCCGCGCCAAACACGATGCGCGCCTGGTCCCGGTCAGCCGCGCACGAGTAAACCTCGCCGCCTCGAGGACCCATAAAGAGGCCGTACAGCGCGACCCCCGAGCCCAGCGCCGACTTGCCGTTCTTACGAGGCAAGCCAACCAAAGCGACCTTGGCCCGCAGCCGCTTATCCGCTCGACGCGCCCAAAGATGGTCCATGAGCTTGCGCTGCCAAGGACGCAGCAGCAAAGGCTCACCAGCCCGACCGCCAACCGAATCCTTCACCTGAGGGCACAACGCCTCAATGAACTCAGCCACCAACGGGCCATCGCCGCGTTTGATGTCAGATTGAGGAACCGGAGTCAGGATGGCCGGCGGCCAACCCTTCACCTTCCTGGGTGCCATGCGCAGGGCTCCAGAGGTAGGGTCAAGCAAAAAAGGGGGAGACATGAGCGTTTGGAACAAATACGGCCAAATCAGCCCCGAAGGCCGAATCACCGCAAACCTTCGATGCACCGAAGAAGACGTCAACTACGCCGGAGCGCACAAAGTCTGGACAAGCGAGCCCAGCGGCAACAAGTACGACATCCCAGCACAGGCAGCCATCGTCAAGGGGCGACCCATGATCGTCATCAACGGCGCCGCCTGCGCCAACCTGCCAGCCGACTGGACACAATTCGTAGGGCAAATCAAGTCACGAGGCCCCATCGACGGATACGGCCGGGTCAGCTGGGACGGCAAAGCCTTCACCGTCGGCATCGAACTTGACAACGCCTAGGACTGAGACCGTTTCGCCTGCAACTTCTCCAACGTTGAAGCGGCCTTCACTTCAGCCAGACCCAAACGGGCACGGGCAGTTGGATTGAAACCGAGCTGGGTCAACCAGTCAGCGATCTCACGGTTGAGTTCGCGCAGCTGCTTGCGAGCCTCGGTCGACGACTCCGCCACCGGGAGCAGACGCTCCCGCTCCTCGAGTGACTCCCGCAACATCGCCAGTTGCACCGAGTCGGTGCGGGCAAACCAGGCCGAGCCGGCGTCCATGATCTCGGCAAACAGATCCGAGGCCGGCTTCTGATACGGCGCCAAACTCACCGGCTCAACCGCGACCAGGGCGCCCCGCTTGTGCCGCGACGCATCGAACGTCCCAGTGCGGCGATGCTGCTCAACAGGCTTCGGAGGTCGACCGCGGGTAGCCACCGCACAACCTCCAAATCCAAAGCCGAATTTTGCGGCGTTATTTGTATGCATACGGGGCGGGTAAATACTTTTCGCATCCGGGCACATTTCGACCCGGTCCCGGTCTATCCCAGGGGGAGGGGGCGGGCCCCCCTCGACGAGTTACACGAGCGGTGAGCCTTGGCGAGCGGGCTGGCCGGGTCACCTGGAAGCAGATGATCAGCCGTCCAGATGTCGCCAGGCTTGAGGGTGTCTATCCCGCAGATCCAGCACGGGCCGGGCGCCTGCCTGACTTGCCTTGCCCGCTTGGGGTAGTCGCCTGCGTAGTGGGGGCGTGGCCCCCGTTCCCTGGCGCGTTGCTTGGTGAGGCGGCAGGGTTCGCAGCGGGTGGCGTTGCTGGTGAGGGCGCCGCAGTCTAGGCAGGGGCGGCGGATCACTAGCGTTCGGGGTATTCGTTGGGCTGCATCACTCGAGTCTCGCGGCGTGGGCCGGAGCGGGCGATGCGGTTGCGCTGGTCGAGCAGGGCGTCGGCCCATCGGTGCCAGTTGTCGTCGCGGTTGGCGACGCGGCTGGTGTGCGTCAGCGCCTCGTCAATGTCGGCGACGTCGATGATGGGTTGGGCAGGGTCGGGCTTGGCGCGGGTAGTTGTCTGCTGCGCCATGTCCTCTCCCTTGAATGACAGAACCCGGCAGCCGTGATCGGCTAACCGGGTACAGGCATACTTCGCCACCACCAGAATGAACGATGCGAACGCCATTGTCAAATGGCCTGCGTCATTAGACCAAGGCGACGCAGCTCGGTCTCGCCCCAAGTCTCGCCGCATTTGCGGCAGGTGACACTCATGCCGCCGTAACGATCCTGATAAAGCTTGCCGCCGCACTCGCCAACCTCAGGGTGGATGACGGGGCAGGTGCCGACTGGTCGGGGTGCGTGGTCGCCAATCGCCGAGTGCAGCGCGGACTTTACTTCGCGGATCTCTTGGGCGAGGTCGCTGACGAAGGGCTGGGTGATGATCCAGTCAAGGTGGGCGAGTAGGAGGCCGGCTTCGCTGGTGACGGTGGTCTGGCGGCATGGCTTGATTTGGCGTTCGTCCCGGACAAGTTCTGCCCAGGCCTCGAGCATGGCGAGGACGGGGACGATGTCGCCGGGGTATCGCTGGACGGTGCGCCGGTCGAGGAGGGCGACGACGTCGAGGCGGACGGGTGCGGGTGGATCGACCCTCTTGCCCTTGACTTGGTGGCCGTCGTCGATGGCGGTGCCTGGTTCGTAGAAGTCAGGGAGGAGGGCGTAGGTGATGACGACGTCGTCGATGGATTCTCTGAGCCAGCGAATGTGGCCGGGGCAGACGAGGGTGCCGTCGACGGCGCTTTTGGGGTCGCGGTGGGGGAGGAGGCAGTTGGTGTCCACGGTTCTCCTAGAACGGGGCCGGGCCGGTGGGGTCGGCTTGGCTGGTGGCTGGTGGGGTGGGGCGGGGGAGAGTGCCGTAGGTGGTGCCGCAGGTGTGGTGGGCGTGGCGGGGTACGCGTTCGGGGTGGCTGATTTCTTCGAGGTGGCGGCGTCGGGCGGTGCGGTCGGGCCAGAGGTCGTAGGTGGGGATGCCGGCGAGGAGGGCGGCGTATTCGGTGTGGTCGTCGAGGGTGGTGGGCTCGAGGTCGACGCGGAGGCCGTAGGTGGTGCCGGAGATGGTGATGGCCGAGCATTTGCGGCAGGTGTGGGCGGTGAAGTGTTTGGTGCGGGACGAGGTTGGGACGAGGTTTTCGCCTCGTCCTCGTCCTCGTCCCTGCATAGGCAGGGGACGAGGGGACGAGGTCGATTCGTGAGGTAACCGGGTTTTGCCCTTTTGGGGGCCCAATGTGCTTGGGGACGAGGTTGGGACGAGGTTGGGACGAGGTTGGTTATTCATCCTCAACGACCTCAAATGGCGGCAAAACGTCTAGGTCTTCAATGAAGTGGTAGCGCTTCGCTGCGCCGCTGGTGGTGATTTGAAGTTTGCCAAGGTGGACGAGGTAGTCCAGGCGACCGCGAAGGGTGACGCCCTTGCCGGTGACGTTCTGCTCAATTTTGTTTTGGCTGACGCCTGGGTTGGTTCGCACAAATTCAAGGATCTGGCGTTGAGCCCTTACTTCTTCTTCGCCGGTGTCGGCTCCCCTGTCGCTGGGCTGAATGGTGATTTTCATGCGCTTGCCGTCAGGGGTGAGGATGACGTCCCCGGCGTGCTTGGCCGCGTAGGAGTGTGCTCGCACTCGGCCGGGCCGGTCCTTGTCCACGGTGAGGTGTAGTCGACCGGCCTGCCCTTGCCCGAAAGGCTCAGTTACGGTCACCGACAGGGCGCAGCCGGTGGTCATGGCTCGCTTGGCTTGGGCTCCGATTCCGCCTTTCCCTCGAGCCTCGCGGGATTTGGGGACGTGGTCGACGTAGACCACGCAGGTGCCGGTGGCGGCGATGGGCTTGAGGAGTTGCTGGGCGAATTGGGTGGCGTCGTTGTTGGAGTTGATGTCTAGGCCCATGAGAGTCATGGCGGCGTTGAATCCGTCAAGGATGACGAGGCTGGGCCGGGCGGCAACTAGCGTCTCGGCTAGGTCTGCCTTCGCTTGGTTGCTGAGGGTTTCGTCGGGGGCGATGTAGGTGAGGCGGGCTAGGGCGTCGTCTTTGGCTCCGATGACGCGGAGGCGGTTGACGATGCCTGCTGCGCTGTCTTCAAAGTCGAGGTACACAACGGGACCTCCGCGGGCGAGCTCTTGGTGGGTGGCGTGTAGGGCGACCCATGTCTTGCCGCTTTCTGATTCTCCAATGAGGCCGTTGACTCGGCCTGAGTAGAACATGGCGGGCCCGTCGCCTCGGGTGAGGTGTGTTGGGTCTGGTTCGGTATCGGCGCCGTTAATTACTCCGGCGATGTCGCGGGGCCACCAGCTGGTCCGCTCGCGCTCGGCGTCTGGATCGGGTTGGGGTGGGTTGGCGATGAATTCGCTGAGGCTGGGCATGTCGATTGTCAGGTCATCCCCGTAGCCGTCGGCGCGTAGTTGCCGAGTGGCGGCGGAGAGGTCGCCGTCGTGGTGGAGGTGGGCGTACACCTGGCCTTTAGATAGCCCAATTTCGGTGGGCATGCCGGCGACGCTGGTGGAGAACAGGTAAAGAGGCCCGTCTTCAATGGTGGAGGCGGAGTGCCCGTCGCGGAGGTCTTTGCCGGGCCGGACCCAGTAGTCGTGATCGCTGTCTTTGTGGGAGTAGGTCCAGCCTGCGGGCTCGAGGATTTCGCGCCAGGTGGTGCGGTGCCGGTAGTCGTCGAAGGGGGAGAGGGTGCCTGGGGGTTGTGCGGCTGTGGGGGTGGTT